CCTGGAACGGCAACGATCAAGGCTTGATAACACTTCAATATACACCTACTGCATTTACAGGTAGTTTACAGGTAGAGGGTGCTGTTGACGATTCAGGTCAATGGTATGATGTTGAGTCAGCAGTATCATTATCTTCAAGCTCAGACACAGGCTATATAAATATCAATGGATTTCATCCGTACTTAAGATTAAACATTACAGAAACTTCGGGTTCAGTAGCAAGTATAAAAATAAGATAAATTGAATATAAAACAACTAGCAGTATTTGGTGATAGTTGGGTATATGGAGATGAATTAATTGACCCTGCTCATCCAGAGTGGGAGTGTTGTGATCACTACAATAATGATTATAGACTCAGTCATTGCTTCTCAGGCCTAATTGCAAAAGAACTTGGTGTACCTTATGAAAATTTTGGTCACCCAGGTGGTAGTCTGCAGTCTGCAATTTGGACTTTCCTTTGGTTTTTAGAAAATAGAGATTGGACCGATACACTCTGTGTTATTGGACTAACATCACCTAATAGACAAACTTGGTATAATCCAGAACATGAACATATGGGAGATGATCCTGAATGGAATAAGTTTATACATTCTACTTGGATAAACTTTGGTAGCGACAGTATCAGTCCTGAATGGCAAAAGTTTGGCAAACACTATGTCGCTTATAGTGAAGACGATAAATTATCACAGTATAACTATCAACAGGCAGTTTATTTGTTTGACGGCTTAGCTAAAATTAAAAACATTCCACTAGTACAATTTAACTTATATGAACCAGAAACTGTGATCAATGGCTGTGATACACTGTTATGGCCTGATCAGAATATGCAAGGAACACTGTTAGACAGACCAGACGTTAATCAAATACACGCACCAGGAAATCATCCAAATGAACTTGGGCATTCTATCGTATCAAAAGAGTTGTTATCCAAAATAAATGATGTTATACTAACTTAATGTTAGATATTACGACTGTTATTCCTAGTAAGCATAAAAGAACTGCCTCTGGTTGGGTAAGTTTTAATGCTGTCTGTTGTACACATAATGGTGAGAATCAAGATAAAAGACAGCGTGGGGGCATTAAACAAAACGGCGATGATTGGTCATATCACTGTTTCAATTGTGGATACAAAGCAAGTTTTAAACTAGGACGTACATTGAGCTATAAAGCACGTAAGCTGTTAGGTTGGATGGGCTTAGATCAAAATACAATATCAGGTATAAACTTAGAAAGTCTAAAACACAAGGATCTAGCAGAGCTAGTAGAAACAAGAAAGCGTGTAGAAGTTAAGGTTACATTTGAACACAAAGAATTACCTAAAGAGCTACGCTTGTTAGAAACTAGTGATAATACATTTATAGAATACCTGCGTGATAGAAAGATTGATTGGCAAGATTATCCCTACATGATAAGTCCTGATGAAAAAGGTCGTAACGCAAAACGTATTGTAGTTCCGTATACTTACGAAGGTGATGTAGTAGGATGGTCTGGTCGATATTTAGATAATCGTACTCCAAAGTTTATCAATGAACAACAACCAGGTTATGTGTTTGGTCTTGATCTACAACAAGAACACTGGACACAGTTAATTGTAGTAGAAGGATTGTTTGATGCGTTGAGTATTAACGCAGTAGCAGTTTTGCACAACACAGTCAATGACAAACAAGCACAGATTATAAAACAGCAACACAAACAAATAACAGTAGTGCCAGATCAAGATGAAGCTGGGCTAAAACTAATTGATCGTGCTGTTGAACTAGGATGGGCAGTAAGTATTCCAGACTGGCCTGAACATATTAAAGATGTAAATGATGCTGTAAAACATTATGGTAAATTAGGTACATTGATAACTATTATGAACACTAGAGAAACTAGTAAAATTAAAATTGAATTGGCAAAAAGAAAACTTGTTAAAAAAGTCAAATAACGTATAATTAAACATATGGCAAAAGAAAACAATAAAGAATACACATTAGAAATGCAAAAACTGTTTTTGGAGATGATGCTCCAGGACGCTGAAAGCTATGTGCGTGTGCAGAACATTTATAATCCAGAAAACTTTGATCGTAGTTTACAAAGTGTAGCTGAGTTCATTAAAGAACATATAGAGAATCATAAAAGCATTCCTACACTTGAACAAGTAAAAGCAGTTACAAATGTGCAGATGCAACATGTGCCTGACTTAACTGAAGAGCATTATGGTTGGTTCTTTGAAGAGTTTGAAGGCTTTACTAGACGTCAAGAACTAGAACGTGCTATTCTTAAGAGTGCAGACTTATTAGAAAAAGGTAATTACAACCCAGTAGAAAAACTAATCAAAGAAGCAGTGCAGATTAGTTTAACTAAAGACATGGGTACAGATTACTTTGATGATCCTAAAGGTAGATTAGAATTACTTAAAAGTAAAAACGGACAAGTATCAACAGGTTGGCCAATGTTAGATAGACCATTGTATGGTGGATTTAACAGAGGTGAGCTACAGATATTTGCTGGTGGATCAGGATCAGGTAAGAGTTTGGTTATGCAGAACTTGTCAGTAAATTGGAGTCAGCAAGGACTTAACGGTGTGTACATATCCTTAGAGCTAAGTGAAGGACTGTGTGCAATGCGTATTGATAGTATGATGACTAACACATCATCAAAAGAAATATTTAAGAAACTTGAAGATGTTGAAATGAAAGTTAAGTTAGTTGGTAAGAAGTCGGGTAAACTACACATCAAATATATGCCAGCACAATCAAACGTTAATGACATTAGAGCATACTTGAAAGAACTAGAAGTACAGACAGGTAAGAAGACAGACTTTTTATGTGTTGACTATTTAGATTTGATTATGCCTGTGAGTGCTAAAGTTAGCCCAAATGATTTATTTGTTAAAGACAAATACGTATCAGAAGAATTAAGAAACTTGGCAAAAGAATTAGATGTTATATTTGTTACAGCTTCGCAGTTAAATAGAGGAGCAGTAGAAGAAGTAGAGTTTGATCATAGTCACATTGCAGGTGGGTTAAGTAAAATTAATACAGCTGATAATGTGTTTGGTATATTTACAAGTCGTGCAATGCGAGAACGTGGAAGATATCAAATACAGTTAATGAAAACTAGATCAAGTTCTGGTGTTGGCAGTAAAGTAGATCTAGAGTTTAATTTAGAAAGTTTAAGAATAACAGACCTAGGTGAAGAAGCACAAGAAGGGTATACTAGACAAGCACCAAGTGACTTGATGAAATCAATTAAAACAACTACAACAGTTGGCGAACAGCCTGTAGCAAATGTAGAAGGTGAGCAACCTAAAGTTACAGGCGAAGTACAAAGTAACAAATTGAAACAGATGTTAGGCAACTTAAAATCCAAGTAATATTAGATGTATAGTATCAAAGACGTCAGGCATCTGCATTTAGAAATATCTAGCCTATGTAATGCTCGTTGTCCATTATGCCCTCGTAACTTCCACGGTTACCCCTATAATGATGGATATATAGAAAGAAACCTCACACTTGAAGATGTTAAAAAGATATTTGAACCCAACTTTGTAAAACAGTTAACAGGAATAATGATCAATGGTAACTTTGGAGACTGTGTTATGAATACAGAAACTCCGGCAATAGTCAAATACTTTCGACAACATAATTCCAACCTAGAAATAAAAATAAACACCAACGGCGGAGCAAGAAGTAAACAGTTTTGGCAACAGTTAGCTGAGTTAGATGCTCACGTACTGTTTGCATTAGACGGACTAGCTGATACACATTCAATATACAGACAAGACACTGTGTACGAAACAGTGTTAAAAAATGCTAAGACTTTTATTAAAGCAGGTGGTCAAGCTACATGGAAGATGATTCCATTTGATCATAATCAGCATCAAATTAAAACTTGCCGAGAACTGAGCAAGCAACTTGGATTTAGTAATTTTACATTAACAGACCAAGGTAGAGACACTGGTATTGCTGTTGATAAAAAAGGCAAGGTAGTTAACCTGTTGGGCACACCTAAAAAGATTAATTTTGAACAGCTATTACAATCTAAAAAAACTGATCAAGTATTGTTAGAAGATCTTGACCCCAAAGTTAAACAAATAACCTGCGAAGTAAAGAAAAGTAAATCAATATATGTAACATCAACAGGTGAAGTGTATCCTTGTTGTTATACTGGCTTTTATCCAAGAACATACGGACACGGTCAGTACTATGAAGTAGTTAATAAACAGTTAAAAAATATTATTGAACCTAACAATGCCTTAGAAACTTCATTAGAAGAAAGCATTGGGTGGTTTAATATAATAGAACAGAGTTGGAACACTGAAGACTTTAAACAAGGCCGCTTACTGATATGTAATGATGTGTGCGGTTCCTGATAAATACTATCACTAACGGAAACTTAACTTATGCAACGTAAAACAAAAAGTATTTTAGATGAACTGAGCTCAATGCACATTAGCAAAGACAGAAACCACTTAGTGGAAAGTCGTGCTAATAACATTATTCAATCTGCTATCAATATTTTTGAACAGATTGATAATCTATACGATTCTGAAGCGGCAGAAGATTTACAGCGTAAGTTTGTTAACGCAATTAAATCAAGAGACCCTAAAAAGTTTTCCCGATCAGTGAGACGTAAAGATGAAGATTAATGAAATTGTTCAAGAAGGTATACTAGATAACCTTAAAGGTAAAATTGGTAGATACCAAAATGCTCAGGCAATGAAGCAAGCTGGTGTACTTGGTGCACGTGCCTGGAAAAAGTACCTTGCTGGTTTAGAAGCCGCAAATGACTACAACGAAATACAACCAGGACTAGTTAAAACACATTTACGTAATTGGATTGATCAATCATTATTCGGAAGGTATAGTTTAAATACTGCACCTGGCCCGATACAGCAAAGCGTCAATGCTTTTATTGGACAACTTGCTCAAGATCCTAAAGATACTACTAAGTTAGAAAAAGCATTTTCTGCAATTCTTAACCAAACACGTAAGATGCAGTTAGACCCAGGTGCAAAATCTACACAACAAAAACCAGTTGCTGGAGGCAAACAAATATGTGACCAACCAACAAAACAAATTGGTAATTCATTATTTGTGTGCGGACAAGAAATAAAACAAGGCGATCCAGGATATGATGAGCTTGTTAAAAAACTGGGCGTAGAATAACATGCAAATAATCGAAGGCGGAAACGTATTTAAAGATGAGAAAGGTACAGCGTTAACTAAACGTATCAATCTTGTCGACGTTAAGCCCACTGTTAAGTATTTAGAATCGTTAACAGGACTTTCCCTACTAGATAACATGCTAGGGTCAACAGGCAAAAAACCTACATCAGGTGACTTAGATCTTGCAGTAGATGCAAAAAAACATACCAAAGATGAAGTATACAACAAATTAATTGCAAAAGGTGCAAGTCCCCAGGACGTTGCTAAATCAGGCGACTCAGTCCATTATAAGTGCCCAATCAACGGTGATCCAATGAACGGATATGTGCAAGTTGACTTTATGTTTGGTGATCCTAAATGGCAACAATTTGCATTAAATGCAAGTTCTGATTCAGAATTTAAAGGTGTACACCGTGCAATACTATTAGCTAGCATTGCCAAAGCAAGAGGTATGAAATGGTCATACAAATACGGACTAGTATCAAGAGAAACAAATAAAGTTATTTCAAATGATCCAGATGAAATTGCAAAAATGCTAATAGGCGGAACACGTAAAGATCTAGCAAGTGTAGAAACAATTATTGCACAAGCACAAAAGAACAACGACTATGAAGAACTAGTAGCAGACGCAAGAGAATACTTTGCTAAGGATGGACTACAATTTGAATCAACAGAAGTTAATTGGATTGCTCGTACAAGAGATAGACTTATTAATCAAGGTATGCAGGTTATTACAGAAGCGGCTCGTATTGAACATCCTGAAGATATGATCTTTGATAGTGGAAGCCAAGGTGCATTAAAAGCTGTTACTGATTTAAAAACATTACCGCAAAAAGCCAAAGACATTACAATTAAATGGGACGGTAAGCCAGCAATTATATTTGGACGTGATGAAGATGGCCAGTTTGTATTAACAGATAAGTCAGGCTTTACAGCTAAAACATATCAAGGACTAGCACGTTCTCCAGAAGAGCTAGAAAAAGTAATGCAAATGAGAGGCGGCGATCGTACAGAATTAATTAACATGTACAAAGCACTATGGGCACCATTAGAAGCACAGACACCAAAATCAATGACAGGTTATCTTAAAGGTGATTTATTATATACAGGTACTCCAAGCAAACAAGGAAACAAATACGTGTTTACACCAAACACT